GCGTCACCTTCAGCAACGTACTTTGACCCAGCATTAGCTTCATGCAGGATATTAAATCCTTCTGCGTATGCTTGCATGATTCCATATTCGATACCGTTATGAACCATTTTTACAAAATGACCTGCTCCAGGATCGCCACAATGTAACCACCCTAATTCAGATTGTCTTACATAGTCGCTAGGTTTTGTCCTCTCGGCAGCAGAAATACCTGGGGCGAGGGCGTTGAAAAGTGTAGAGCAGGCGGATACTGCATAATTTGTACCACCAACCATAAGACAGTATCCACGATCCAAACCGTAAACACCACCGCTAGTCCCACAGTCAATATATTGGAGACCGAGTTTAGCAAGCCTTTCTGCTCGCCGTCTACTGTCTTTAAAATTACTATTGCCATGATCAATAATAATATCTCCCTCCACACAAAACTGTAGTAGCTCATTGATTGTGTCCTCTACGGTTTCGGCTGGTACTACCATCATGAAAACGCCTGGTGTTTCTCCAGTTGTTTTGTTACGATGGATCTCTTCGACAAGATATTCGATACTGGTAGAACATCCAGAGATGTAACCTTTCTCGAATTGTTCTTCTGCTTTCTTGTAATTGTTTCTGTATCCGTGTACTTCGATTCCTTGGCGTATCATACGGCGAGACATTCCCTCACCCATACGACCAAGACCGATCATTCCTACTTTCATAATCCTATAGAGTAATTTGTAACCATGGTAAAATAGGGGGCACTACTCCAATGAGTCTAAGAAGACCCTCAGCAAAAAGTGCGAGAACAACCCAACCAACACACATAGAGATAATTCCAGCATTACGATTGTGTTTTCGTATGGCATCATCAATCATCTCCTGTACTTCTTCTTTGGTTGTCCACTCAGGAGGTTCAGCATCCTTCAGTCCCCATTTTTCGTCAAACATTGTTCATCTCCATAGCGTCTTTCAACTCTTGAAAATGTTGTACTTCGTCGTTCATAATCTCAGTGATTTTGTCGAAGTCGTCACCACCTGGATGAGTAGAGAGATACTTACAGTATGTTAGTGCTGCGTGAATCTCTACTTCATATGATAGGTGATAAGCGTAACGAGGTAATACCATATAGTATACCACGTTGATCCAATAGTAGACGAGAACGAGATGTTTAGCAAGGAAACGATCAACCCAATAGCGGTTGCCTTCCTTACTCTCCATATATTCTAGGTGTTCAGTCTCGTTAATTGATTGATAGAAGTGTTCCTTCATCAAATAAAGATGTTCTGGACCCCTTAAACCTAAACTTTCCCTAAAATGCAATACACTTAAGATTGCAAAATATGGTGCTCTAGCAATAGTTTCGAGCACCCAGAAGCGGGGGTAATCTCTTCCTTTGTATAAAAAATCTAGTATTGCAACAGTGAAGTTTAAAACAACAGTGTTGATTTGCTTCATTCTACATGTACCGTTCCAACCATGCCAGCTCCTTGGTGGGGACCACAGAAGAAGTCGTAGTCTCCAGCATCAGCAAACAAAATATCCTGTGATTCACCAGGACTGAACATGAGTGATTCTCTGCTGAGGTCAGCACGACCTTCAACAATAATGTTATGTGGAGGTAGCATACCGTTCACGAAATGAACAGTATCACCTGCTGAAATTGTAATGTCATTTGGTTCAAACACGAGGTTTCCATTTGAACCCATCGTTACGTCCACTGCCCATGTGGGCAAAGCAAGAAACAATGAAGCGAATACGATAATTAATAGCTTCATAAAGTTGTAGCAACTTTATTATCTAGGAGGTTCAGGCGTTCCAATGTCTCTTCTCATGGTATTGTAACGAGGATTTGTTTTGACTTCCTCACTTATCATTTCAGCAAATTCCTCACAGCATTCAGACCACCGTCGTCTCGCCTCAGGCGCACCTAATGCTTTTTTCTCCATAGGTCATACCAATCCCTCCACAGTAAGGAACACTCGTTACTCTTTTTATTGAGGTGTGGTTCTCGATACACTTATTCCTCAAAGCAATATTCTTCTTCGTAATACTGGAGTTTCTTCTCTAACCTATCGTATTCATCCCACATATACTCGGACCCAGTGTAATCCTTGTACATCTCACAAGCTCTAATTAGTCTTGTGATGTCATCTCCGTTTAGTCTCATGTCCATACAGCATTCTCACTAATAATTATAACGGTTATATCAGCAATTCCAAGCTCGTAATGATTTGTTAATTCTGCTGTCAGGATCTCTGGAAGTTTTCTTGCTAGTCAACTTCGCTTTCATCCCTTTCATTCGAGCACAGAATGATTTCCTACGGGGATTTCCAACCTTTTTGCTTGGTGCTTTGAGGTCAGATCCTGGATTTTCTCTTTCGTAAGACTTTCGTCCTTTTTCGTTGAGTCCTCCTGACTTTTTCTTTCCTTCTTTTCTTGTCCACGCTGATTCTGTGAGGTCAATACGTAGTTGTTTAAAGGACTTCATATTTAGTCTGCCGTATCATTCTTATTTATTTGTTTTAGCATCTTCTGGAGATCTGCTGTACTACCCACAAACAAATTGTTAGTAGTATTTCCTGCTGCTTGTTTGGTGGGAGCTTCTAATGCTTTCATCTTCTGCTGAAGATCAATCAATTTATCAGTGGCGTCTGCTACCTGCTTCATGGCGTTCACAGCGACTTCATACGCTCTAGGGTGCCCTGACTCCTGAGCGACCTCTAAGGCACCGTCTAGCGCCTCTCTGCCCTTGTCTATGAGTGAGTATAAATTCCCACGGGTATACTCATAGTCTTTTGTCTGATCGTCTTTCTCTGCCTTAGGTGGCACTGGTTTGGATGGTTCGATATCTGTGGATTCAACTTCGATATCAAAGATATCTTCCATGTTCTCTTCAAATTTGCTCATAGTATCTCGATGCCTTCGTTAAATCCAAAATCGTCTGTACTAATAACTAGTTCATCATCAGCGGCAGTGATCTGTCCATCACCATTCTTATCTTCCAATGCCTTAGGACTGTAACTGTAAGCAGCATTTCTTCTGCTAGCAGCAAGGTCACCAACTGATTCATAGATGATTGCCTTACGAATGATGCCTGTGTTAGTGTAAGGACCGTAGATGTAAGACTTAGCAGTGAGGTTCAGTGACCATACAATGCTTCTACGATCTAGGAAACTATCATCCCAATCATCTTCGTAATTGATATTGTTTAGTACAATAGCAATATCTTTTTTCTCATCCATGTCTGTGATCATGTTGAGAGTAATATTGAAGTTAGGTTGGAAGAATGGTAGAATCTGTTCTAGAATCTGTAGACCATCATCCTGAGACTTAGCGATAATTCCCAACTCAAATGACATATCATATGGTACAGGAACATACTGTGTCTTAACTTCTGATCCATCCTCAGCAACAACAGTTCTGTATTTTTGTACAGGACTGGTCTTACGAGCAGCATCATATGTAATACCAGTCATCTCAAAGTAGAGACGTGGTAGAGTGATAGCAACCTTGTTAGATACATCTGGGTTTTGCTCCAGACGTGTCAAGAACTTCTGCTTAGGTCCATAAGCAAGGGGAACTTTTTCAACCTCTAGCACAGCACCTGTACTAGGATCTACTTTCTTGAGTTCAATGTTATTGAATAAAGTACCGAAACCGACCACCGTCTTACGGATAGCTTCGTTATAGAAGTGTTGCCCTAACATTAGAATGAATCCATAAAGTTGCCATATTCACCGAAGGGATTAACTTCTCCCCAATCGATTAATTCGTCAGCCTCTTCTTCGATCTCGAAGTTCTGATCGTAGTTGCTGTTGGTATTATTTAGAGTGTTAAACGATTCGGGACTCCAAGTAGCACCTGAGGTTAGACCAGTAACTAGTTCAGCAGTAGTGAAGGTTCCTGTTCTGTTGACAACTTCAAGTGCTCTAGTTGTACTATCCCAAGACTTAACATCTGCTCTGTTATCCTTAGGACTGTAGTCAACAGTAACCGTAGGAGCAGAAGTATATCCAGCACCAGCATCTGTTACAACGATACCAGAGATCAGACCAGTAGCAGTGACGGTAGCAGTACCTGTCGCTGTCGTTCCACCAGTAGGAGCAGCAGAGAATGTTACTGATGGTGGTAGAGACTGGTTATAGTACAGACCTGTGTCTGTCATGACCACGCTATCTACAGCACCACCATCGATGGTTGCTGTTGCCTTAGCAAGGAACTCATCACCAACAATCTCTTCTCCAACAACGAAGTCACCTGATCCACCAGGATCCATGAACATCTTGATAGAGCTAGACTGCTGTGTTTCAATCTGATCGATCTCGGCAACACCTGTCTCGATGCTATCGCTACCAACCTCATAGATCTCAGCAGTCATTGTGTAGAACTGGAGCTTACCCATTTGATAGAAAGGTTGCTCTCTTTCTACAAATTTAATTTCATACAAATCTTTTGTGAGAGGGAAGTACAATAAGTCTCCCTCGTTAGGTCTGTTATCTAGTGTTAGATTGGGAGCATGTTCTGTAACTTCTTCATCCCACCGTCTTGTAGACACTCTAAACTTTACTTCATCAGTAATTCGTAGACCGAACTTACTAATGAATTCTGATGTCTCACCAAAACCTGTTACATTCTCTAGAAGCATTTCGATTTGAAACTCTTCTTGGTACTTTGAATAGATGATGTCATCCAAAGTATTATCTTTCAAGATGGTTCTAGGCAGATAATAGATATCTGATCCGAACAACTTGATCTGTTCGTCAACAAGATCCTGTACGAGATTTTGCTCGCCAGAAAATCCGCTATAGTAAGTTGGAAAATAAGGACTAGTAGGCATCTTATCCGATCATATCCATTGGTGGGAGGGAATACTTCGACAGCATTTCTGACTCAAGTTGTTGAACTTCTCTCAT